CCACCACCATCTCTATCTACATGAAGTAGCTGTTCGTATGATGATGCTATTGATTGTCCTGTTAAAGTTGCCATAATATTATCCTGTTAAATCTTCCCAATTGGTTGTTGTTTCTTCCCATTTAAGCATAATTGCTTCTGCACCTGACCATCCAATATCAATAATAGTTTGTACAAAATTGACTATAGATGCTCTTACTCCACCTAACATTATTTTAATGCCACTAGGTTGGTTGCTGTAGTACCTGTATCATATACTCTATCAAATACCAATGGTAACAATTGACCACTAGCTAAATTCTTAAATACAATAGCACTACCAGATCCATTTAGATCAAGCTTTACATCTCCACCTACTCCTACATATAATGCTTTATAGGGAGCTCCACTTACGTCTGCTCCATCCGATGCAGTAATTGCTAATGCTTTATCATACACCATTTGGTTTAAGGATTCTTTTACAGAAAACTTTTGTAAATCAGCCATCTTTTTTCTCCTTCGTTACGATACCTTGCCGAGCTTGACTTTTCTCATGGGCATCTTGGTTAGTTTCTTTTACCACCGATTAGTAGTTGCAATCCTTCATTGTATTCTGCCTTTAACGATTGTAACTGACTTTGTTTCCATTGATAGTCTGTTACTTGTTTTTGAAGTTTTGCACTAAAATTTTGTATATCAGAATTACGTTCTTGTATTGCTTTGTTTACTTGTGCAGAATAATTTTGAACTTCACCATTATATTTTTGTATTAAATCATCATTGTTTTGAATTAATGCTTGTAAAGTTTGTGCTTTATTTTGCAAGTCTAAAGCTTGTTCCTGTGATTTGTTAAACTTGTCTATATCTGTAGTTTGTGCTGATTCTTGTTTAGCATCATCTGCATCTAATCTTGCTTGAGTTAATTCTTTTTGTAAATCTGTATTGTGTTTTGCTAGTTCAGCTTGAATGTTTGCCTGATAAATAGCATTCTCTTTATTAAACACATTTAAATTGTTTTGCATAGCTTGACTGTATGCATTAAGGTAAGTAGATATTTTTTGTAACTGTGATCCTGCTAGTTCTATATCTTCTTCTGTTTGAATAAAATCGCCTACAACTTCAAACCAATCACTAAAATCTATTTTATTATTATCTGCTGTAGCATCATTGGTTAAAGTTCCTGTTAATTCTTCAGTTGCTCCTGCAACAGTAGGTGCTGTATAGCTAGGAGCATTTCCAGTAATATCAGCTTTTGATACGGTGCTAACAGTAATAGGCGATACTGCTGATGCACTTGCACTAGAATTACTAGCAACAGTATACGATACAGTAGATATTCCCGGAGGCGATGGTGCTGCTGGAATACTTAATGAACCTGATATATCACTAGGCAACGATGATGTAGCATTAGCTAAAAGTCTTTGTAAACATCGTACTGCACTTCCTAATACCATTAATTGTTGTGCTTCTAACGGAAAGTTAGCTACTGCACTATCTCCATGTACCGTTAGTGTACTACCATCCGAAGTAGGTAATAAAGGTACATAATGTAAATGTCCTGAAGTAGCTCCACTACCTGCTGCTCCATTGATATATACTTTTTCATCTTCTAAATAATATACTGGATCAGTATCGGTAGAAGCATAAATAGATGTTGTATCATTATACTTTGCTTTTTCATGAGCAGGTATAGGCTTTGCTCTTACATCACTTTTATCTACTGCCAACACTTTTTTATCTGCAATGGTAAGGCCACTAGAACTAATAGCAGTTGTCTTTGCTACAGGTAATAATTTTGCACTAGGCAATGCAGATATAATCTCTCCACCAATATCTTGCAACGATTGGCTAATAAGAGCATCATCTCCTACTGTACCAATTAAATCTTCTACTTGTGTTTTAAAACTCATGTTATTTCAGTATAGCTTGTTGAGGTTGTAGATTGTTCTGTATACGCAGGTGCAGAGATACTTAATTCTGTAAAGCTAGTAGAGCTAATACTTTGTTCTGTATACGCAGGTGTACCAATTGTGTATTCTGTAAGGCTAGTTAAACCATCCCAAAATAACATACTGCTTTCCCATGTAGTTATTACATTTGTCCAGTATTCTGTTCCTATAAATATTTCAATCATTAATAATCGTATTGTTTTATATGATAGCTAGAGCCATCTCTTCCTTTATTAGCATACTTTTTTCCTTCTCGTATACACATTTCCCATTCTTTATTAAAATATTGAGCTACTTGTAATGTTTGAGGATTTAGCTCGTATCCTTTGGCTATTGCATATGTAGCCAATGCATCATGAAACTCTGCTGGAATTGCAGGAGATTCTGTCATTGTAATCCCTGTTCCAGATGCTACAAAATCTTCGTCCAGTTTTACAGCATGGATCGTAACTTCTTTTGCTTCATTGACCGAAATGTAATCTGCACTACTATCGGTACTAGATACCATTGCAAGTCCAATAGCATCTCGCTCTAGCCAGTATACTTTTTTCAAGGCTGCTGTTCTTTGATCAACTGACATCTGTTTTCTCTGGTCTGCCTACTAAACGTGGTATTTCATATCCGTCATAATCCACTCGTGTTACTTCTGCAATGCTATCATCTAAATCATAATAACGTGTATCTGCTGTTGTATTAAACGTGTACATACTGTTTAGTATTCTTGTTTTTCTACAGAACTCATCCAATGCTTTATTTAGAAAAATACGTATTTGTGTTTCTCCTAAGTTTGGATGATGTTGTTGAACGGTTTCTATTAATTGTTTCTGTGTCATATCTTATCCAGTCAGGGGAGCATAAAGCTCCCCCAACTTGTTTTGTTTATTAACCTGAGTGTTCTGCACCTGCATCTGCGACTGCTGCATGAGTTACGTAATAATTTGAACCATCACATAATACCTCAATCCAGTCTCCTACAACTGCATTACTAGCATCAAAAGTAACTTTATCTGAATCAG